TTCACAAATGAAGTATATTAGAAAGCAATTAAAGAAAATATTTCCTGAACAGTTTGTTTAGATTTTATAGATTTTTTGTTATATTATTAATTATTGTTATATTTGCTTTTGAATAATCAAATTATATCATGAGTACACATGGCGGAACTAGAGAGGGTGCAGGTAGAAAGCCTAAATCTGATGAAATTAAACTAATTGAAGCGCTTAGCCCTTTAGACGAAGTAGCTTTTGCTAAACTTAAAGAAGGCGTTGAATCTGGATCATTTTATCATTTAAAACTGTTTTATGAATACCGTTACGGAAAACCTAAACAATTAATAGGTGTTGTAACTGAAAATGAAACACTTGAGCAGGTATTTAAAATTGGCGGTATTGAAATTAAACTTTAAATAATATGTCAAATAAACAAATCTTATTCGAATCGTTCCCCAAACAAGATGAATTCCTTGAAGCTATTTTCAGCAACAAGTACAACTTTATCATGTATGGTGGTGCGATTCGCTGACAAACCGTGGTGGTAAAACTTTTGCAGGATTAGGAGCATTATTACTGCTTTGTAAAATGTACCCTAAAAGTAAGTGGTGTGTGGTGCGTTCTACACTCCAAACACTTAAACTTAATACTATTCCATCATTTACTAAAATTTGCCCTACTTCATTTGTTAAAAAATATAATCAAGATACGCAAACTGTTACTTTACAGAATGATAGCCAAATTATATTCTTAGGTGAAAACTATGCAGATGATAAGGAGTTAAACAGATTTAAGGGATTAGAAGTAAATGGTTTTCTTTTAGAAGAGGTAAACGAGCTACAACAAAAGACTTTTTATAAATGTATTGAACGTGCGGGTTCACAAATAATTGAAAAGCAACCTAAACCAATAATTCTAGCTACTTGTAACCCTGCTAATAATTGGGTTAAAGAGTTAATTTATAACAAATGGAAAAACAATACTTTACCTCTTAATTGGCTTTATATTCCTTCTAAGATTACAGATAATCCATTTATACCATTAGATTATTTAGAATCTCTTAAATCAATGCCACGTTATGAATATGAAGTGTTTGTTGAAGGTAATTGGGATTTACAGGAACGTACAGGCGCAGAGTTCTATAAATACTTTAGTTTAGATAAGCACGTTAAACCATGCCATTACGAACCTACTTTGCCACTTCATATTAGTTGGGATGAAAACGTTAATCCTTATTTACCATGTGGAATATTCCAAATATCTAATAAGCAAATAAGGTTAATTGATACTATTTTAGGCATTAATCCTAGAAATACTATTAAAGACGTTTGTAATGAGTTTAAACGTAAATACCCATTTCATGGACATGGCGTTTATATTTACGGAGATGCAACAAGTCAAAAAGAAGATGTAAAGCAGGAGAAAGGACATAATTTCTTTAAGCTAATACAAAATGAATTAACCAATTATAGACCTATTATGAGAGTTAGTAAATCTAACCCTTCAATAGTTATGCGTGGTAATTTTTTTAATACAATATTATTTAGTAATTTTGGCGATATTGAGTTTATAATTAATCCAGAGTTAAAAGAAGCTGTTAGTGATTTTACTAATACAAAGGAAGCAGCGGATGGAACTAAGGATAAAACAAAGGTAAAAGATGCTAAAAGTGGTGTGTCATATCAACCATTTGGACATATTAGCGACTTAACAGATTATCTACTTTGCGAAGCGTTTAAAAACGAATATCAAATGTATCAAAGAGGGGATGTTACTCAATATGTAAGAAAAATAGGAACCGAACCAATAAACGTAAAACATAGGTTATAATGAAAGTAACAATTAAGGGAGTTGATTATGAACAAAAAGAAATAACTATTGAAGTTGTTCCATATATTTTTGATCCTATGAAAGAAAAAATAAGGTATCTTAAATCAATAAATGTTAACCTTAATTATGGTATAGGTGAATTTCCTATATCAATTGATTTTCCTAATGATAGACCCAAAGGTTATTATTGTGAGAATTTAAGAATGTTAAATATTAATGTAACGGACATAAGTAGAAATGATTGGTTTAAATAACAAATAACATGAAAGTAAAATCACACAAAGAACTAATTGATGGACATAATACAGTAACTTTCTTTATTGAAGACAAGGAAACGAATTGTTTGATCCACTCCGATACATTTATAATTAATCGTAAAACACGTATCAAAGAGTTAAAGTATAATTTCATCACCTACGTTCAAGATATGCACAAATTAGAATTAGCTATGCTTAATGCTGAAGTTCATAAGATTAAAGAGAATAAGGTTAAATTAGATTTAGAAAATATTAGTAACAATAGTATTAATTAAGCACATTTTGTTTATATTTTTGTACAATGGCTAGACTTTTAAGAGATTTAGATTATTTGCGTGTCATTCAGGATTCAAATCTTGAACAAATAATTGAATCTAACCAACAAACTAAACTAGATGTAGAGCAATCCGCACAAAGTGAAATGATTAGCTATTTAGCACAACGCTATTTAATTAATTCTATATTTACAGATACTAAAGTATTTGATATTACTGCTACTTATAACGGCAAACAATTAGTTGAATGGACTGCAAGTGCTTTTAGTGCTTCTACCGTTTACACTACTGGACAATATGTAGTTTATAATGGTAATATTTACAAATCTATAGCTGGTAGTACTGCACACGCTTTTAATGCTTCAGAATGGACTTTAATTTGCGCTGATAAATCACTATTTTACGTTACATTACCAGAAGATGAATATGTAAATACTACTTCATACGTTGCTGGAGATAAGGTTTACTATAACAATATTGAATATACTTGTTTATTAAATTGTAAAGGTATTTTACCAACCGAAACACAATTTTGGAGTGTTGGAAGTGCTTATACTTTAACAGCTACTTATCCCGATGATAACACTAAATGGACTGAGGGAGATAACAGAAACCAACAAATAGTAATGTATCTTTTAGATATTACTTTATACCATTTACATTCTCGTATTAATCCTAGAAATATTCCAGACTTACGTAAAGAGCGTTACGATGGGAATAACGCTACTCAAAATGGCGGTGCTATTGCATGGCTTAAACGTGTTGCAAGTGGAGATTTAACAGCAGATTTACCTAGTATTTTACCGCAACAAGGTGTTTCTATTAGATGGGGTAACTCAGATGGAACAACTACTAAATCATCAAATCAACTTTGGTAATGAAATTATTTGGATATAACATACTTTTTAATAAAGTACAGGACGTTTCTGTTAATATGCCTAAAACGGCTGACATTAGAAAACGCATTACCACTCCTACTCAATTGTATAGGGGCTTTACTAATATTGAAACTTACAAACTAGCAGTAACTAGAGCAGAATCTTTAACAGCTCCACAAAGAGCTGAATTGTACAAAGTTTATAAGAATATTGAACTTGATGCACATTTAACAGCGGCAGTTAACCAACGTAAAAACTTAACACTATCTAAAGATTTTGATGTAAAATTAAACGGTGAAGAAAATGAGGAGTTGGAATATATTATTAAACATAAATGGTTTAGAGATTTTATAGATTACTCTTTAGATGCTATTTATTACGGTCATTCATTAATTCAATTTGATAGCGTTGTAGATAATACTTTTAAATCAGTTGAATTAGTACCTAGAGAGTATGTAAAACCAGAATTTCATATAGTAACCAATACTTATGCAGATTTAAGTGGTACTGATTATTTAGAAGCACCTTATAATAATTGGTGTATCGGTGTTGGTAAACCTAAAGACTTAGGACTGTATATGAAAGCAGCCCCTTTAGTTATTTGGAAAAAAAACGCTTTAGGTGCATGGAGTGAATTTGTAGAAATATTTGGTAGTCCTATTAGAATAGGTAAAACTAATACTAGAGATGAAGGAACACGTGCTAATATGGAAACTATGCTTAGAAACATGGGTGTTGCTTCTTATGGTGTGTTTGATACAGATGATTTAATTGAGTTAGTAGAATCTAATCGCTCAGATGCTTTTCAAGTGTTTGATATGATGATACAGCGTTGTAATTCTGAAATTAGCAAACTTATATTAGGTCAAACAGGAACACTAGATGAAAAAGCATATGTAGGTAGTGCAGAAGTTCAAGAACGTGTTTTAAAGAATGTAGCTTATAATGATGAGTTCTTTATTGAAGGTGTTTTAAACTATCAATTAGTACCAATGATGACACGTTTAGGTATATTTCCTGAAGGTGTTACTATTAGTGTTAAAGCAGAAGATGATTTAAATCTAATTGAACAGTCTAAAATAGATATTGAATTGATTAAGACAGGTAAATTTACCTTTGCTCCTGAATATTTAGAAGAAAAATATGGAAGTGAAGCTATACCAGTAATAGAACAAAATACAATTCAAAACGTATCAAATAGTTTAAAAGATATTTATAGTTAATGTGTGATTTTTGCGGAATACAAAACATATCAAAACCACAAATAGAGTTATTTTCTGAAAATGAAATTAACGATTTATTGTATTGGGTTAAAAATGGTATTGTAACGCTAGATAATTTTTACTATCCTTTATATTCTAAGACAGCAGAAGAACTAACAAAGTATCTCTATAAAGGTTACGGAAACCATATAGATGAATTTCAATTTGGATCCGAAGATTATGAAATGCTTTTTGATTTAAGAGAAAACTTATATATTTTTTCAGCAGCTAAACAGTATCAATTTTTAAGAGAATTACTATCTTTAAAAGATTATGATAATGAAGCTAAAGCAGTATATTTAAAGTATTATGATGATTATTTAGCTATTGAGTTAGATTCAAGTGAACAAGTTGCTATTAATGTAAAAAACTGGTTAAAAATAGGTAAAGATGCCGAGTAAGTATAGCGGATATTTAGAGTATTTAACTAAGCAGGATGCTAAGGTTAGGCAAGAACACGCCTTACTAAACGGTGTTATTAAAAAACAAACAGATGTATTTTGGAACGAATACTACCCACCAAATGGGTATAATTGCAGGTGTAGAGTATTACCTATTTATGGAGAAAATGTAGTTTCAACTAATACAATAGGATTAAATTTACATAAAAACGTTCCTGAAATATGGCGGTTTAATGCTGCTAAAGAAAAGAAAGTATTTAGTAAAAAGCACCCATATTTTAAGGTTTCATTAAAAGATAAAGAAAAAGCTAAAAAGAATTTCGGTTTACCTTTACCAAAAAAGAAAGAATAAAATGGCATTTAACGAAGCTCGTAAAATAACTAAGAAACAACAAGAAATGTATGTTGCTGTTAATGCTATGAGAACTTATATGAAAAAGGAAGCGTTAAATCACTCTAAAAAAGCGTTTAATGATGAAGGTTTCACTAATAACACTTTGATAAAATGGAAGCCGTTAAAACGTAAAAGAGAACGTCCTTATACTAATAATAAAATATTACATAAAACAGGATCATTAAAAAATTCATTAAAAGTAAGAGCTAAAACAACCAAATTAGAATTTAGTGTAAATGTTTATTCTGATAAAATTTATGCAGATATTCATAATTATGGTATGTATGGCAATGCTTTTGGTAGGAAACGTTTTAAGATGCCTAAACGTCAATTTTTAGGTTATAGTAAAGTTTTAGATAGAAAATTAGAATCTTATTTTAGAAATAGAATTAATAAAATATTCAAATGATAAATAATTTAATAGGCAAAGGAAACGTGAACAAACAATTAACTTGTAGTTGTTATTATTTTACTCATATACTGATAAATAAAAATAATTTAGGTTTAAACTATTGCCAGATATTTTATTTTGGGCTTAATTAAGAAACAATTTAATAAATAATTTGTATATTTGCATTAATGGAATACAACGTGGATTCAATACTTATTAAAAACAAT